TCTGCCATGCTTGAGCTCTGTGACTTCTGCGGCAAAATGAAACTATGTGCAGAGCTTGATGAAGCAGTCGCATGGGAGAACGCAGCTGTCTGGGGATGTTTAGACTGTCTATCAGAGATCACCAGACAGCTCGACAAGATAGAGAAGGAGCTGTAATGGCACTGATAGTAGTAGCCGGAGACGCACTGGTGGACATCTTTGAGGATACATATCGTGCAGGCGGGGCCACCAACGTCTACGAAAATCTCGATGCCATAACCATGAATACACACCTCCTCCCATTGACCCAACTCTTTGAAGGGCGGGGCCATATTTGGGTGGACTTTGTATATAACAAAGAGCTTGGAAAAGTCTTTTATGATGCTAATCTACAAATCTATAAGAAAGAAGACTCTGTTCAAGGCAAGCTGCTCCATAGGCTCAACCAAGACCGACTTGCCACGTATCGTGAGAAGGACTATTGCGCCCTCATCATCTCTGACTACAGCCGTGGCTCTGTGACTCCTTGTGACCCGACAGACACCATCATCTATGAGCCCCCTCCATGGGATTTGATAGTAGTGGATTCGAGGTATCGTACTGTTGATCCGTTGCTACTAAGACAAGCTCCTGATCATTGCCTGAAGGTATGGCACTGCACTGGAGATGAGTATGACTACGAGTTCGCCAAGCAGTTTGATGTACTCCTACACACGAACGGGCCCAAAGAAGTAGCTGTTATTTCAGGCCTGAGAAATAAGCCAGGCCAACAGTCCCTCTACAAGTTCCAAGTCCCCCAAGACACTCCAGTAGCTAACACTTCCGGAGCAGGGGACACCTTCGTAGCTGCATGGGCAGCTCATTATGTAAAGAACAAGAGCATCTATGATGCCACCGAGTTTGCCATTAGCGCAGCCCAAGACGTAATACAAGAACCATATACAGCAGTAACAAAGCATAAAATCTAAGGAGAATATCTTGTATATTCAGAACCTCGAAGAGGTGCTTCCACTCCTGCGTGCGAAGCTCAGGGAATACCTCACCCTAAAATTGGACCTGCGCTCAAACGCAAGAAAGTTCAACTGCATAGCACACGAAGACCATGACCCGAGTATGTGCTTCAACCCCAAGACCAACGAAGAGACTGTCCACTGCTTCGCTTGTGGCTGGAGTGGCTCTATCTTTGACTGTGCCGAGAAACTGGAAGGCCTGCCTACCACGGGCTCTGAATGGATCACGGAGACAATCCCCACACTGTGTGAAACACTGGGGATTCCACTCAAGATGGGTGAAGTCAGTGTAGCTGACCGAGAAAGACTTCGTTTCATGAAGCTTGCTCAGGATCTCGCGGACACTCTTGTCGAGAGTTCACCTGACAAGATCGACTACGTCAATGAAAGAAACTGGAAGCAGGACTTTCTGAGCTATGGCTGCATTGACAGTGGCGTTCTCATCGCAGAGACGATGACCAAGGGCTGGTCTTCTCAAGACATCAAGAAATCTCTTCTGACTGAGACCAAGTATCAAAGGTACTTTGGTGAAGACAGACTGACTTTTGTCATCAAGGATCATCGCGGCCGAGCTATAGGCTTTATCTACAAGGATCTCTCTAAGTCTGGAAGTCCTTATGTGAATTCTACTGAAAGCCAAATCTACAACAAGTCCAAAGCATTGCTTGGTATTGACGTCGCGCTTGTCGAGGCGCGACAAAAAGGTCTCTATGTTGTCGAAGGTCCTGGCGATCTTGCTCAGCTCTACAGGGTCGGAATCACCAATGCCGTCGCGATCTGTGGCACTGCTTTCACTGAACACCATCTTCTCTATCTAAAGAACCTGGGCATTCAGAAAATATTCTTGTGCCTGGATTGGGACAAAGCTGGCTACGCAGCTACTGCTCGCATCCTGGAAGATGTCCTCAAGATTACTTCTGGTACGTCTGCATATGTTGTAACGGCCCCTGAATCTGACATCAAAGATCCTGATGAGCTACTCCGCAAGTCCAAGACAACAGATCCATTCTTTGAATTGACAGTATTGTCAGGATTCGAGTGGAAGCTCACCCAGTTTCGAGATGAAGGCCCAGACTACATCTGTGACAAGATGATTCCTATCATCGCGTCAGAGCCTACAGCTGTGCGAAGAGAGATGCTCATCAAGTCTCTTGCTGAATTTACTGATCTGTCATACCAGGCGATTCTTACAGATGTAAGAGCTATCCTGGAAGACAAGTTCAACAAGTTCAAGGAGAGGATCGTTGCCACGGCTGAACAGTCGCTCCTGGAAATCAAGGAGGACCCAGAGGCAGTCAGAGCAATTCTTTCACAGCAGGAGGTGCGTGTAGAAGAAATTGAGAGTGAGCTCAACAAGAACACAATGGGAATCAATCACCAATTGGCTCGTCACGAGGCGATGTTGAGAGATCTCGAAGACACTTCTGATGAGTCCGACGATGGCTTCAAGATGGATCACTTTCCAAACTTTGCAGAGACCTTCGCTGGAGGCCACAACTGGAGCAAGGACTGTCTGTTCATCTTTCCAGGACGCGCAAACTCTGGCAAGACTGCAATGGTTCTCGCACTCGGTTCGTCAATCGCTTTGTCAGACGAGGATGCCCTCTTCTTGGTTCACTCTACAGATGATACCTATCGTCTAATCGAGCCGCGCTTGAGAAGTAATCTCTATCACCTGTCAAACACTGGCGGCCCCCTGCTTGAATTCGGCATGTTGGCTCAGCCCAAGCGCTATCTTCCAGACAATCCTGATTACAAGGGCGCGTATTTATATGCTCAAGACTTGTTCAAGCAGTTGCTGGTTGATGAGAGGCTGGCTATCCTCGATGCAGAAGATGGCAGAAGCATCTCTACACTGGAGAGGCACATCCGCTATTATCGCAAGAAGTATCCAAGCAAGAAGATACTAGTTGGGCTGGATAAAAGATTGTCCCCTCTACTGGCAACAGTGGAGTGCAAAGTCCTTAAATTGCTGGAAACCCCTAAAGCCTTGTTGGCCACAGCGAAGCTCGTAAGAGCAATCGCGATGGCTGTGAGAACAGAAAAAACAACAAGGATGTTTTGAAAGTGGAAACAGATTCAAAACACGACAATGGGCAATCAGCAGCGAAACCTCTTTAAGAGGGACGTTCAACGACTATAATAGGACTGTCCAGAGATGGACAATGGTATAGTCTAATCTCATATGAAAATATGAGTCAATATTGAATCTTTTCAACCTAAGAGACTACGAAAAGCTTGATAGATCCAGGCGGATCGAGATGCTTGCAGACAGACTCAAAGGCGCTTGTGAAGACAACCACGTAACTATCTTTGCCACGGCCGAATACAAAAAGATTGATCGTGATGGCACTACTCTCAGACTGCCTGCAGATGATGACGTAGCAGATTCTCGTACATTACAGTATCGTCCGAACGCTATTTGCCACATCTACAATGATGTAAATGATCGCCCTGGCAATCCAGAAATCTTCCACTTGGAAGATGGAAGGATCTCACCAAGGCTCCTCATGTGCATCACCAAGAACAAGATCTCTAACATGAAGCACAATCTGGTATTCGATCTATCTGTAAAGAACGTATGCCCACACGCCATAGACTACGACCATGCATGGGCAGAGTACGAGAGCTTCATGGATAGAGCAGAAGCAGGTGTAGTCAAGATCGTGAATGGTAGATACATAGAAATAGAGGCAGGAGAATATGACGAATGAGTCAAGACACCATAAGATATATGCTCGATGATGAAGAGGTCTATTCAATTGACTGGTGGATACAAAGAGGAAAGGCCCCCATCTATGTAATGGGTGGGGCAGCTCCTCGTCGCCTCGCCATGGGCATAGCAGGCAATATCAGGACCGCCCAGGTCTTGAAGAAAAACAAATACATGAGAGCAGAGGTATATGACACTGACAATATAGACATGAGAATCACGTCCAGTGACATAGAGATTTTGGGTCCAGCGGAAGTCGACGATTTTGGAATGTATCGCTATACATTCGTAGCCAGCAGCGTAAGCTATCAGACAAGGAGCCATGATGAGTAAGTTCGGCCACTTCCTCAAGTCTGGTTTCTGGCTGATAATAAATACGGACAAAAGGAGACTGCTATGGATGCTCTTGGCCCTCACATTACTGGCCCTGTCGGCACTATGCTCGTACTCTGCGTCCCTCTGCTATGTACTTGAGCGTATGTTTAACAATTGGATTTCTGACTGTGAAATCAAAATGGATAAAATAAAATGAAGTTCAAAGCAGCATACATAGTAATGGAAGCAGGAGAATATGATGAATAAAGATGCGGTGGCAAACACCACGAGAACTGAGCAATACTTGGCTAACGAGGTGGTCGAGTATCTAAAACTGTTCCTTCCTCAGCTGGATAGATTTGACGGTGCGGCCATGGCAAAATCCTCAGTATTCAACGACAAGCTTGGAGCCAAACTTATGTTTATCAGTCAGTCTGGCAGAAGGTCCGGAATATTAGCTTCAATGTGCAGTTACAACGAAGACTTACACCACATCTACAATCCGGCTTATATCGCTGGACAAATGATGGTGTCGATGTTGCATCACCTATACAAAGAGAAAGGATCGACAAGCAGCTCCAAAGAGCAAGAGACAAGATCAGAGAGTTAGAAGATGAGCGAAATAATCTGCCGTCCTGAGAATACTGCGATTGGCCGTTCACAGCCTTCAGCCCCACTCCGTTACTTGCTCGCCACTCGTTGTATTCCGGGCTCTTTTAGAGTTCTCGATTTCGGCTGTGGCCGAGGTAGAGATGCTCAATATCTAAACAAGCGTTGTAATATCGATGCAACGGGCTACGATCCAAACTTTCCTGAATTCGCCGATTGGCCAGAAGGAGAGTTCGATGTAGTGCTCATGACATATGTACTGAATGTAATCGACACCATGACTGAGCGAATGACAGTATTGTCTGAGGCTTGGTCGAAGGTGAAATCCGGAGGAAGTCTGTTCATCACCACTCGTACTGTGAGGGATATTCAAAGGGCCGCCTCGGCAAAAACTCCATGGATTAGCCACAATGACGGCTACTGGTCCGACCCCAGACGTGGAATGTTTCAGATAGGGATGTGCATGGAGACACTGGAATACATGTGGGCTTATCAAAAAGAGACACAGAGCTTCAAGTGCATAAAGCAGAACCCATTCATAGTGGAGATAAAGAAGAAATGAAGTACTATCTCGATGATCTGGAAGTAGAGAAGATCACTTGGAGAGAATACGAGCATCCTCCCAAGCCAATCTTTTTGATTAAAGATTTTCTCAGAGCTGAACCGGTGGAATGGATCAGAGGCCTAAAAGAAATCAGAGGAACGATCTTGACATATACCATCCTCGATAAAATGGAATGGGAAAAAGCTGAACTCGTATCCGAAAATCAAGTAGTTCATCACATTCATATTCTGTCAGCGCCAAGAACCTGGACCATAGATACACCTATGATTTACGAATATGTGGCGGCCTCAGTGACAGATAATGGCAAAGAGTAATGAAATGAAAATTAACAACCTAAAAGACATAGATCATTGCCTCTACTCTGAAAAAACTTCTACTGAACAGATCATGGACCTAACTGATGCAATTAGTGTCCTGGTTCAAGAAATTAAATGGCTGAAAGAAGAAATAGAGGTTTTGAGATCTGATGTAGACTTCATGGATCCACCTCGAAGGATAGGAAGATAAAATGACCAGATATTGTATAAAGGCACAACAGATATGGGAGCCAAATGAACATGTCGTGGCGATCTTCGATACTTCGGAAGCAGCAGTAGCTTATCTCTGTGCATCTGAGCTCAAGAGGCCGAGAGATCCACGGTATCCATATCGACAGAAATCATTGCTGGCTACTTATGGTCCCGCCTGGGTCGAATATTACGAACACGACGAAATCCCAGTAAACCCAGAGCTACCAAAATGAGAATGTCCGTAAATGAATATCTCAGACTGTTTCAAGAATACATTTCAGACATGGAAGAGATACTGAATACACTCGAAGGCCAGCCAGCCAGAGAAGACACAATGGAGACTATCAAAATTCAGGCACTGCATGTCTATGACAAGTGGCAGCGTCTTGGCATGAAGTTTCCAAAAGTAAAGATAGTTCCAATAATACCATTCATCACTGGACATGACAGAATCCCCTCTGAGTTCTACCTCGGAGTAGACACAAGTGACATGCCATCTATGCTCAAAGGAATGTCATGACAACCTCACAAATGGAATACAGAAAAGCATCAATAATCAAGGCTGCTACTGTCTATGGCTGTGTAGACATACTTGGCAGATTTCCTGTATACGAACATGGAAAGATAGCAGACTGGGAAGTCCCAGCAAATCATGACGATGCTGTAGATGCAGCCCTGGAGGCACTCCTATACCAGGTCAGAGACTATGTAAGAGAACTATGCAAGAAAGGAATAAGAAATGAAGATCCGCAATAGTTTTGTGTCCAACAGCAGTTCTTCTTCGTTTGTCGTCAGTGAAGAAGATGCCACCACTCTATACAAAAAACAGGTCCAGTGTTATCAGGTAGAGTCCCTCAGAGAGAGCCTCGGCCAGATGGTTGACGATCTAACAAGGCTTCAGAGTACTGCAGGCACTGAGCACCTGCCAGAGATCAGCATGTACATGAGCAACATGATCTATGTGTGTAAAGAACACATTGAAAAACTGAACAAAGAAAAATCAAACTCCTGGATCACTGAACAGATAGACGACCACTGGGCCAGCGAACAGGGGCTGTATGACTACAAAACATTCGAAAGAAGATAAGAAATGAAGACATTATGGATCTCGCGTCCGACTAACGTAAAGACCGGCCCGATTCCAACCGCCTATGTTGGCTCGACGATGAAGGAATGTAGAGACTCTTGCAAGACTGCCTTGTGCCCATTCTTGTCAGTCAAAGACGGCGGCGACCCAAACAAACCCACCTGCTATGCTTACGGGACCCCGTCAATGGGAGCCAGAAGTGCCCAGAAGGCCTACAAGAAGAATCCTGAAAAGTATTCTTTGTCAGCCGCGCTCGAAAAGAGACACCCCAAGGCAAAGTACTTGAGAATCTCTGCCATCGGAGACCCTGTAGTAATGGGTCCAGGTACTGCTCATGACATCCTCTCAGAGGCCGTAGCATCCAATCTAAAGATACTTGGCTATACACACGGGTGGAGACAAGCCTATTGGTGGAAAGACGTTCTGAGAGCCTCCTGTGGCTCTCTGGAAGAATGTGACGAAGCCATCTCTCAAGGCTGGAAGTGTTCAGTAGTACTGAAGGCAGACCACCTCGAAACCAAGGGCCGGGTATTCAGAACCCCCAAGGGTTCAAAGGGTGTCGTCTGTCCAGCCTTCCATAACGAGACTCTTACATGCAATGACTGTGGAATGTGCTGCTCGAACAGAGTCCCGGTAGTGGGATTCCCAGATCATGGGCCAGGTTCGAGATGACCATCAGAGAAAGAGCTCGCTGTAGAAACGAACACCCAGTGGTAGATACAATCAGTGCTCATGACTCCGGATGCATCGGGTGTAGAACATGGGACAAACCAATCATGGTAACTCTTGGAACAAGCGAAGACGGAGACATTCAGCACCATGACTTCTTCTTGACTGAAGCGCAGGCAAAGAGACTGTACCAAAGAGTGATAGCAGCTCTATTCCAAAACTCAGTAGCAAAGGCAAAAACAAATGAAAACAAGACATAGCTTCGTATCGAATAGCAGCTCGTCTTCATTCGTTGTGATCGTAACTCCAGAACAACTTGAGCTGGGGTGGAAGAGCTTCATAGAGAAGTTCCCTCATAGAGTCGATCATGAACAAGAAGTAAAATCAGAGTGGCTGGAAGACCATGTATTCGGGATGCCAGCACTTGTGCATACTAAATGGTATGCCCGTAGTGGTTATTCAACCTATGACCCAGAGTGGAGCGACGGCGACTCAAAAGTACTGACGTCAATTGATCTATTTGGAGACCACATGCAACAGCAGCCTGGTGTATGGTCTCACGAGGAGAACTGGTAATGAAAACTCGTAACAACTTCGTAAGCAATTCTTCATCATCCTCTTTTATTATCGCCGCAGATCCTAAGCAGGAAGAGATTGAAGTAACAGTCAAGCTGAAGTTCTATCAGCCGACCTGGCGACCTGTAAAACAGTCGAAGAGAAAACTGCAGTACTGGATCGACAGGAAGATCACCACAACAGAACAACTCAATGATTGGTATGAAGAAAACCTCTGGGATGATGATGAAGACTATACCGCAAAAGCAGAATACCCCAAAGCGGTAGCAGCAATAGAAAGTGGAAAATACATCTATGTTGGTCACCCTTCAAACGAATCAGATGATACTGATTGTCAACTAATCTATTATCACGGCTTCCCAAACCTAAAAGGTGCCGAATTGATAATGTTCGAGGGGCCGTAATGAGACAGTGTCCAGAGCATCTTCTCGCACTCAGGACCAAGGGATTCAAGCCACTGAAAGAAGGACGTATCCATTTCAGATGCCCCGTCTGCGGACGCAAGCAGTCCAACATGAAGCGAGACGAATACGATCCAGAAGGAGCATTCCTTTACGAAGTTGCATGTGACAAAGCTAAATGTTCTGGTGGCTGCAAAGACTTGTGGGCCGATTGGTTCGACGCGAAAGGAAACAAAATGCCAGACAAAGAAACTAATCACGAATTTCAAAAAGTACTGACAGTTTCCACGGCTCATATTACTGAAGCTGACAGAAGGCTACTGGAAGATCCCTTCTGTGAAATTCTAAAGGCGGACTTCTACTATGGCTGGTTCGTATGGGTAGACGAGCCAATCATCTATGAAGAAGCAGAGACAGACTTCTCGGAAGCCTTCGTGAAACTACTCAACTACGCACACAAACTGAAATGTAACTGGATCCAACTGGACTGTGATGGCCCAACATATTCAGATCTACAAACATTCAACTGGTAGGAAAACGAATGAAACTACAAGCAACACAACGCAATGTTGTCTTCAAGAAAATAGATATGAAGGCATCAGGCCCTCTGTACCAGCCACACATGACAGATATATATGAAGCAATATCTGTAGGGCCGAATGTAAAAGACATCGCTATAGGTGACAAATGTATCTTGAGTGTTCAGCGACCTCAGCGCATAGGGATTGAGCCATACAGCTATTACTGTGAAGCAGAAACTACTGTCATCGTAGTGTTGAAGACTGTAGAGACTACAGCAAAAGAAGATGAGTAGAAAAGCCAAACTCGTCTTCGTACATGTGATTGAAGAAGGAATCGTGGGGGTGTGGCAATCGCCATGCCTCTGCTCTCCTCCTGCTTTGGAATCCTATGTGTATGATTCTCATATGTGTGTCTACGGTGGCTCCTACTGGATTGAAGACCACAACAAAAGATTTTGGAGATGCGATGGTCCGTATCGCTCTCTGTACAAAATCAGAAAAGACCTTCCCCTCTGCAGCACCTGGGAGGAAGTAGAAGTATTCCTGGAGCTATACGATGAGCCTTGCGACTGAAGTAGACAGAATAAAAAGAGAGATCGAGAGGGCTTGCTGGGGTGACGGAATCATTCCAATTCCAAATGACCGAATATCATACAACCTCAGCACATTCGGCCAAGAATATCCTGTGATTTATGAAGACAATCCCTCTATACCTTCGGCCACAGCAACAACCACGACAATTGAACTAAAAGCCATGGTAGACTCCACCCCATATGCAACTAATGTTTCCCAGGCGCTAAACAAAAATCGGCTTGAAAGACGTGGCCTTCATATCACTCATCCGACTCTCCCTAAAAAGCCTTCACTCGTCAAATCAAAAAGAATTCTAAAAGAGCTGGGGGCTACTTGGGGCGAGCTCAGAAATCAATCAATCTCATGGATTCGGGAAAACGCTTGGCTGGAGCTTCCAATAACAGTTTCAATCAATGTCTCAGCTCGCTATACAATTCACGGAGGAGCTCTCTACACACAGGAATGGTGTAGGAAAGAAGCAGAGTGGCTTGCTTGTCGTGCCAGACAGCCGGCAACATCATGGACTATCGGGGTGCCAACAGACTATAGACCAATTTTCACGACCCCATATGGGCCAGCAGATAGACTGCAATCTGTTCAGCCCATTCCCGTAAGACCCAACATAAACACAACCAGATATCTAACTGAATACTACATGCCACAAATACAGGCAGCCATGTCAACCAATCTAATCTCAAGAGTAACAACAGTATGAAAACACGTCAATCATTCGTATCTAATTCAAGCTCCAGCTCGTTCGTAGTCTGGGGGTCTGCCTTGGATGTAGAAGAATTCGAAGCCTATCTAAATGACACAAAGCCAGGCTGGGATGTCTACAAATATGAGCGGGAGGGAGAAGAAAGAGAATGTGAACAAGGGCTCGAAGAGTATCTTGACCAAGGGATAGGCCATTCCTTGTCTACATATGTCCCTGAGTGGGACGGCTCGACCATTTACATCGGGAAGTCACCATTCAGCATGAAGCCAGGCCAAACACTAAAAGGGTATAAGGAAGAGATCGCCGAAGAGCTGACTGAGCTCCGAGGAATCACTTTCACCATCAAAGACATCCAAGCAATCACAGAGGTATATTACGGATGAAAATCAGACACAACTTTGTAAGCAACAGTT